GGCTTCGACGAAGACGACATTGGCAATATGTGCATGATGAAGGTGAGGTCCGGAAGTCTTCGCGGCATCTCCGCAAGATACAAAATTCTGAAGTTTCGCGAGGTCCTGCCGGGCGAGGAATACGAGCACCCGAACATGCCTGGCAAGAAGATCAAGGGGCCAGCGATGGTCGCCTTGAAGTGGATGCCTATCGAAGCGTCATTCACACCGATCCCGGAGGACCCCACCGTTGGGGCCGGTCGATCCATGAGCCGGTCTCTCGAAGGAATCGAAATCGAGACAAGTCCATCCCACGCAAATCAGGAGGGCATTGAGATGGAAGAGAAGGACGTAAAGAAACTGCTGGCAGACGAACTCACCCCGATCCGATCCATGGTCGAAAAGCTCAAGGTGCCGACGGTCGAAGAGGTGGTGACCGCGGTCCGCTCGGCAATCGCCGATGAGGCGAAACCGAGGTTCCGGGTCGATGCACCGGCATTCGCCCTGCTCATGGACCGCGCGGCTGCGATCGGCGTCGAGGCCGAGGCCGTTGTGGCCCGGATGCATCGCGACGGGAAGACCGAGGCGGAAATCCAGAGATCGCTTCTCGACCTGGCCACGGGCAAGCGGGATGCCTCGAATACGATCCAGGGCGGCGACCGGCAGGGCGATCCGAACAAGGACGGGACGCGCGAAGCCGTCCGCTCCTTCAAGGGGCTGAACGACGATGAGTTCTTCGCGGCACTCGCCAACCCGAGCCCGTTTCTCGTCTGATCAGGCCGGCAGAAGGAAACCATAACAGACCATCGGCTTTTCGGAGGATACGAAGATGACAGCGGTAAACAAGGACCCCTTTGTGAGATCCCTGAGCCATGACGGGAAGCCTCACGTGTTTCGTGGGCTCGTTCAGGCCGGATCAACCCAAGCGATCAAGATCGGCGAAATCTGCGCCTTCAACAAGACGGCCGGCTATTGGGTTCCCGTCTCGGCGGTCAACGATTTCATCTATGCGCTGGCTGTCGCAAGGCAGGAACAGAAGTCTGACGATGTCGCCGGGTACATCGAGTTCTACAGCCTCCATCCTGACGATCAGTTCGAGTTTACAATCGACGCAGCCCGGGCCCTGGCACTCGGGGACACCTTCCTGCTCACGACATCGGACAGCCAGAAGTTGACCTATTCCGCGACCGGCTACCCCGTGGCTCGATGTGTCGACGACGGCCACTATCCGGAGAGGGGCGCCGGGACCACAATCCGCAACCGGAGCTATGCGGTAGTCTCCTTCAACATCGCTTGTTCGGCCTGGGGGCTCCTGATCAGCGGGTGCGGGCTTGGCGTTGAGAAGTGGGTCAACCTGACTGCCGCGCTGACCACGCTCTACAAGGAACAGAGTGGCCTCTGCATCACGAACGTCGGCGATTCTGACGCGCAGATCCAGCCGCTCCCCCAGTCCTGCCCGAAAGGAACATGGTTCAAATGCTTCGCAGAGGCAGCCGCTGATCTGGGGTTTGACCCTGGAGCAGCGGGCGCGATCTATATCGAAAACGCGAAGCAGACCGACGCCAAGGGCGCGTGGGTGGACGCAATCGGGGACAGTCTCCGCGTGACCTCCGAAGGAAACGGCGATTGGGTCGGAGAGACCTCGATCACGAGCGCGGCCGATCAGACCGCGGCACTCGACATCGAATCTTAACTGATAGTCGATTCTGACGCGAGGTTCAAAACCTTTTTCGGAAAAGAGGTACGGGAAAATGGACAAGCAGAGAAAGCCGCTGATCAGCAACCTGGCGACAGCGAGGGGGATTTCCCTGAGCGAGCTTCGGCTGCTGGCGAAGAACGAGCCGGCAGAGTTCGTCCGGAAGATGGAGTTTGGGGCCGCCTCCGGGAAACTCCGATTCTCGGATATCCGCGACATCCGGGGACTCTATCAGGCACTCGCCGACGTGCAAGTGCCCATCCAGATCCGGGACGCCTCGGATACCGTGCGATCGATCGGGGCCAGTGCCTTTCCGATCCTCACCGGGACGCTGGCCATTGCCGCGATCAACGATGCGTACATGGCAGCCCCGTCCATCGGCGGGCAGCTCGTCACGGAACTCGACGATACGAAGCGCGTAACGACGATCGCCGCCGTTCATGCGCTGGACAAGAACGTCGATGAAGTCAAGGACGATCAGGAGTTTCCGGAGATCTCCGCGACCGAAGAGAAGGTCGAAATCAGACACCGGCAGAACGGGCGCAAGGTGACGATCCATGCCAATGCGATCCTCGAAAACGAGATTGCCGACATCGTGACCAGGATCAACGCTCTGGGCGAGATCGCAGCGGAATGGATCGAGGAACAGACCCTCTACCGCGTCACCGACTATTACGGATCCAAGTTATCGCCTGCAGAGCCATACGTCTACCGCCCGAACGGAACCGGGACGGCCCTTTTCTCGGCGTCGGCAAACACCCCGGGAACGAGAGCCCCGAGCGGAACCCGCGTCAACAGCAACGCGCTCGTCGATGAGACCGACTTGACGAATGCGCGAACCGTGCTTCGGGCCATGAGGAACGCAAGAGGCAAGCGGATCAACATCCCATGGTCTGAGGTGATCATTCTCGTACCGGACGCTCTCGAAGCAACCCTCATGAAGATCGTGAACAGCGAGCTTGTGCCGGGCGTCGAGAACGAAATGAACGTCTGGGGTCCGCGCGGGAAATACTACATCCCGCTCGAACGTTGCATCTCCAGCCCGAAGATGGACGACATGAGCACGGCGACCTGGTACATGGGGGCCTTCCGCCGGCAGTTCGTCAGGAAGTGGAAGCTCCGCTTCGAATACATGACCCTCGGTCAGGACACCCAGGCGTACCTCAACAGCCGGATCGCTTTCCAGGCGCGCATTGCATGGGACTGCGAGATCGGGGCTACGGATTATCCGTTCGTTGTCCAGTGCCTCTCGGCGACGACAGCCCCGGGCGACGGCGGCTAACCGGGACTGGTCCGGAAGCTGATCATAGATCACACCTCAATCGGTTCGGAGGTGATCGAGATGAAGATCACACGAAGCACGAAGTTCCTTGCCTCGCTCGTTTTCTGCATCGCCTTGGCCGGCATCGTCATCGCGGACCCGCCATCTGAGCGTCCTTACGGGATCGCTACGCCGTACTGGTACGGATTTGCATATCGGTAAGGGGGTCCCGATGTGGAAAAGGCCCTCTACATCCCGATCGGCGAGGACAATTGGCTCGACTTCGATGTTTGGAACTCGTCGTCGGCCGATTGGCTCACCGGGGCTGTCAACGCGGATTTCACGATTCATCTCTTCCGCGATGGCGAATGGGTTTCCCCAACGGGTCTCTATGTCCATGAGATCGGGCATGGGGCATACCACGTCTCGAATTCCGCGACGCCTACCATCCCATATCAAAGCGCAGCCGAAGAGCAGGTCGTTATCCGGGTCAAGCACAGCACTTATGGGGGCTGGCGTCGGTTTTCGTTCTGGGCCAGGGACATATCCGGGGATGTTCCGACGGTTACTCAGATCGTCAACGCCATCATCGCCCTGCTCGGGATCAACGATCGGGCTCCGGGCACGGTGGTCACGGTGAGTGAGTCGGTCTTCGAGGGGTTGCTCACAGAATTCGACAGCGGACCCACTTCGGAGGCCGTCAGTTATGAACCGATCGACGAGAGCGCCTTTTCGATCAGGACCCTGTTCACGGTCGACGATGTATCCGAGACCGATGAATATGAGAGGGCGAAGGCCGTTGCTCATTTCCGGACGGCGGACCTCGAAGAGCATATCGTGAGGGCGGATACGTTGCCATGGGAAAACGACACTGTGACGCGCTCCGACAGCACGGTATGGATCGTGCGCCGCATCCTCGGGATCAACGGGGGAATCGTGACCGTTGAACTGACCAAGGACGAACGAAGGGTCTGGTGATGAATCTCGGCGGACTCGCATTGAAGATCGGAATCCCATCGGCAATCCGGAATTCCGAGAAGGTTGCCGCCCACATTCGGAGGGCCAATCGATCCGCGATCCAGGCAACCGGCTTTTATCTCCGCCAGCAGATCAAAAATGCTGGACAGACCGGCATTACAAGTCTTGGCTGGAAGCCTCAGAACCCGTACACGCTTCGCCTCCGAAAAGCGCATTGGGGGAAACAGCAATCGGCATGGGCAAAGGCCCTCGGTTACTCGAAGATCAAAACCGTTCGCGGAGGACGCCGAAGACTTGCCGCAGGCTCTATCACTCTCGGGAGCGGAGATGAGTTGCCAATGCAACGGCTCGTCTCCACGGTTCGTTATCAGTATCGAAGTTATCCGGAACGCGAGGTCATGCGGATCGGGTTCCTCACGCGGAATTTACAGCGGATCGCTGAGCGTCTCGCTTCGGGGTTCTCGATCCCGGTAACCAAGCGTTCAAGGAAATTCTTCTTCGCGATCGGGCTGCCTCTTCGCAAGGAGACAACCGCTTTCGTCGTCCCGGCGCGGCCTTTGATCGAGCCCGTTTACAACCGGGAGAAGGATAAGCTCGTCATCGGATACCGGCGGGTATTCTCTTTGAAGTTCGCGGGCGCACAAAATGACGTTCACTTTCTTTGAGAGGATCGCATGGCCCCGTTGACCATGGACGCAATCGGCAAGGCCCTGCGGAACGCGATCCGCGATGATGCCGCGATCCTCGCCTATTGCGCGTCCGAATTCGGCTCTGCCTATGCGATCTATTACACCTCTGGGGGCCGAAAAGGGAATCCGACGCAGATCCAGTATCCGGCCTTCGTCCTTCGTCCACTGAACAAGGATATTGGCCAGGGCGAAGCGAAGACGGATCGCGCCTACGCCTTTTCCCTCGGCCTGGCGATCGAGGATGAAACCCAGACCGAAACGACCGATGGGAACGGCGTGCTTTCGGTTGAGGCCGAAGGCCCGAAGGTGCTCGAGGATCTTCTCGACTTAGCGCGCACCGCGATGCGCTCGGTATCGACTGAGCTTTTCTTCAGCGAGGACACAATGGAGATGGACGAGACCGTTTTCTTCCCCGTGTTCTCGGCTGAAGTATCGATGCTCATCACCTATCCAATAACCCCAGGATTTGACCCGAGTTTGTAACAGGAGGGCCGAAAAATGGCTCAGGCAAGAGGAAGCGCCGCACAGATCGTGATCGATTTTGAAACCACCTACGGGAGCGATCCGGTAGCCCCTGCCGGGATTTTGATGCCGTTCAATCCTCCATTCGGCCTCAAGGCCGATCAGAATATGACGATCCCCCAGACTATCCGAGGGGTTCGCGACGCGACCGAGCCCATCTTCGGAAACCGAGACGTGCGCGGGTCGATCTCGGTTCCGGTTGATCTGATCGCCATTGGTTATTGGCTGCGCGCATTGCTCGGCAGCCCGGCGACCAATCAAAGCGTCGCCCCTTACGTTCATATCTTCAAGCCGGCGTCGTCAATCCCGAGCCTCGTCGTTGATGTCGGTCACACGGACATCACCCAATTCCTCAAGTACAACGGGGTCAAGGTGGACTCAATGGCCCTCGATTTCAGCGGAGACGGTGAGATCGTCGCGGCTATGGATCTCATTGGTGCGAACGTTGCGGCCTCCGGTACGGCCTATGACGCAACACCGACGAGTCTAACCTTCACCCGCCTTTCGATGCCGCAGGTGACGCTCGAAGAGGGCGGAGGCGCTTTGTCCAACGCGAAGATTATCAACCTCTCGATCAAGAACAGCCTTGATCCCGATTCCTTCGTGATCGGTGGCGGCGGCATCCGTGGCGCTCTCCCGGAGGGGACCTGTACAGTGACCGGAAAGGTCACCGCGATGTTTGAAAACCTCACCCTCTACAACAAGGCTCTGAACAACACCGAGTCGAGCCTCGAAGTCATCATGACGAGCGGTAGCTACAGCCTCAGCATCCTGGTCCCAGAGCTCAAGTACAAGCTCACGAGCCCGGTCGTCCAGACCCAGGGCGGCGTCTATGTCGAACTGGAATTCTCCGGGTATTATGAGAACGGAGCGGACGCGGCATGTCTCAAGGTGACGCTGGTCAATACGCATTCGGCTTACGCATGAGGTGGCCTCATGAAGGCTGCCGTCTTCAGCATGCAAGCCAACTGGTCCGGGCGCGAGGTCCGAGAGGCTATCCGGAAGGGTCTTGATCGCAGGGGCTACCCAACGTCCCTCCGAAGTCTTGAAGATCCAGGGCTTGACGATTGGGATGTTGCCGCGGTCTGGGGCTTTCGTCCTCCGATCCCGGAGTATGTTTCGAAGTGGGTCTCTGCCGGGCGTCGCGTCTTCGTCTGCGAACTTGGGCATCTGAGGCGCGCCAAGGCCCGTTTTCACCCGGACGGCCGGTTTGAGCGCTTGCATGATCAAGATGCCTATTATCAATTCGGCATCGGGAAACTGAACTGGCTCCCCCCTCCCCTATCGTGCCTATCCGATCGTTTTGACGCTCTGGCTATCGATCGCGCGACCTGCCCGCAACAGACTGGAGACATGGTGCTGATCGCCGGGCAAACGGTAGGCGATGCCTCCCACAACGTGGGATTCCGTGACATGGTCGCATGGACCGGGAAGACCGTGGAGGCCGTGCGCTCCTCCACCTCGCGCAAGCTCGCCTTCCGGCCGCACCCGAAACAGGCGCTTTCGATCAAGGACGGCCCCCTCGTGCGTCCGATCGGCGTCGACGAATACCGGAACCCGGTTAACCCACTGTCGAATGACCTCAAGGACTCTTGGGCCATGGTCACGATCTGCTCGACATCCGGCCAGGAGGCACTGCTCTCCGGGATCCCCGTCTTCTGCGAGCCGTGGGCAATCTACTCTGAGGTTGCGAACATGGATCTTCGAAAACTCGACTCTCCGGAATGGAAGGATACCTCCGACTATTTCAACCGGCTGGCCTATGCACAATGGACGATTCTCGAGATTTCTGACGGCATACCCTTCGAATTCTTGAGCGGATTTCCAAACTGAAAGGCGCGAGATGGGAGATGGGACCACAGCGGCGGCAGAGAGCTTATTCGGAATTCCCATCAAGGATCTCGGCGCATGGGGCATTCTTGCGGTCATCGCAATTCGATACCTT